CTTCTGCTTGGAAGGCAGAGGCACTACCAATATGCAACATCCGCATTGTGTCCCTAGTTGGATTCGAACCAACGCTGTATAGATTTTAAGTCTACCGCCTCTACCGCTGGGCTATAAGGACAATAGCGCCTTCGGCAGGAGTCGAACCTGCGACCAAGACCTTAGAAGAGTCCTGCTCTGTCCTCTGAGCTACGAAGGCATTTTGTTTAATCGTTAGGGATATCGTTATTGGTTTCCATCTCTATTAAACCCATCTCTTGAGCAACCCTTTTTCCTTCATCAGACATTTCAATTACTGCCTCAAGATCATCATTATATGTGACTGTAATTAATCCTTTTTCGTAAAGCTGAACCAATGATTCATTTACGTGATCTTCATGTGCTTCCCAAAGTTCTGGAGCAAGATACTTTGCATCATCTGTTATATTAAAAACAAACTCTCCATCTTTATCTACTCCAGCTAGTTCTACGGCACCGATAGAAATATAATAGTCTAACTTATCTTCTTTATCCATATCCGCCTTTCGTGCAACAAGTAGGACTTGAACCTACGATTACCGAATTATGAGTTCGGGGCTTTAACCAACTAAGCTATTGTTGCTTAGAAGTATATTATAACGTGCCGTCTTCATTTTTGTCAATAGTATCTTCTACTATTTGCTGTACATATTCTGAAAAATGTTTGCGAATATTGCCCATTGGCCTTGCGCCAGCGGCTATCCATATTCTTTTATATTCAACTACGTTAGAAAATGTAGTTGGACATAAAACTATTCCATTATATTCTTTTAATACAGTAGGAAGCGGAACGTGTTTTCCGCAACACTTGCATTCTTTTGCTTTTTCTTGATACGTGCTCATATTATCATCATCCTGTCCATTGCGTCCTTTAAGTTTTCTGGCATTCTTGGAGCCCTAATCATATTGAAGGAACTTGTTTCTCCATCTGCTTCTGTTCCAAAATCATTATCAAACGCCATAGACTCGTATGTATGGACATTTACTTCTTGATTTGAATCAAATCTAGTTCTACTAATAGCATTATATATAGACCCGCATACGGCGTCTGCTAAGTCTTTAGATCCTTTTCTAGGGTGATCTACTTTATCTCTCATTATCCTAAGCTGTAGCAATTCATCAATTAATAATTGAATATGGGGTCCAGTTAATCTTTCTTCTAAGACAACCATTGCCATGTCATCGTAATGCTTCTTGGCAACAGAAAGAATTTCTGTATTTATTCCGTATTGCTTTAACTGCTGCATCATATCGTGAGAGTTCCATCTGTCAAATGTACACACGCTTATATTAAACCCTCTTGTTCTAAGAGATAATATATAATCTTTTACTTCTGTAAAGTCAACAGACTTATCAGAGGTTGGAGTCCAGTATCTTACGGCATCTATCTCAACAATTGGAGCTGGCTGAGAGTATGTATCAGTTACCTTAACATTTACCCATCTATTTACATGTGCCATCGCAACAGCACAGTGGTCATGCTTTTGTGCAAGGTCAACGTGCAAGAAATATTTTTTATCGGGATCTGGTATAAACCATTCTTCCAGTCTACCAAACGTGTCAACTGCAAGGTGACCTTTATTAAAAGCTTTTTCAACCTTTTCTCTTGATTTAAAAAATGCATCTACTGCTTCTGGAGGCATACATGCAAATCTTGATAGAGCATCAGTTGGATTAGTAAAGAATGCAACCTTAAAGTCATCAATAGTTCTAACTGGATTTATTTCCCATGTTGGTCTTTTTAATGCATAAACTTTAGGAATTTTATAAGAAACTATATGGTCTTCTTCCCATTGAACCTCAAACTCATTGCCATCTGTTCCGTCTGGAAGATCCGTATCCATTTTAAACTTATGCTCTCTAATAATAGTTTCTTTTTGTGCTACTACAGCATCATATCTTTGCTGTATGTAATCATTCTTATAACGTGGGAAAGAAAGCAAAATCACTTTTCCAAAATCTGGAAAACGAGAATCAACTGATGCCCTATACATATCATAGATTGCACCACCCGTTTTTGCTTGATCATGACCTGTTGTATTCTCAATAGCAAAGCCAGAGATCTCATCAAGAATAACTACAATAACGTTATAACCTTCCCAGGCTTCTCTTTCTGAGTGTCCTGAGTGAACTGTAATTGCTTTATCAAATTTAATTTCCGCTGCTTTGTCGCTATACTTGCCAGCAAACCATGGTGATTTTTCAATGCGTGTCTTAAATCCCTTAAAAAAAACATTGCTTGCCTGCTGAGAGTTAATAGCAATATTAATAATATCAATGCTGTCCCCTGGAGGTTTTCCATAATAAGTTGCTGGATCCTTTAGGCATAGAAGTAAATAAACAATATAGGCAACAGCAATAGTTGAGCAGTAATCTTTACCAGATCCTTTACCAAGTTGAGCGACAACTTCATTTGCAGTTTGTTTAAATCTAACTTTACCTTCGTCTTCTCCAAAAAGCTTAATCAGTGTTGACTCTTTATATATCTGTGAGCTTTTTTCTATAAGGGTATACTGATACTCCGATAAAGGTGGAAGGCCTAAGTATTCTGGATGGTTTACAAATGTTCTTAAGTCGACTGGCTTTTCGTCAAACTCTTCGCCATCAAGCATGTCAATAAGATCACCAAAATCAAACGACATCTGCTTCCTCTACTGGGACTGATTCAATTATTCCAGTAATCTGAGATAATCTTTTTGCAACTTCCATCTTACACTTCGGGCATGTTGCTGTAACTTCTTTTAATATTCTTACAAGAACTTCTTGCTTGCGTTCTGTTTCAACAATTTGTGAAGCTATTTCATTATTTTCTAATACGCCAACAGATTGAAGCATTGCTATTCTTTTTGTCTCTATATCAGCAATTAGCTTTAAGGCTCCTGACTTTACCGCCAAGGCTCCCTGTGTGTCTGCATCTTCAACGGTCTTCCAAGCTTCTTTAATAAGCATGGCGTAATGCTGATCTGCACCTGAGATAGCCTCTCTTGCTCTATCTCTAATTCCACTGTCGCTATGCACGACAGACTTCCACTCGTCAATGAACTCAAGGACTTCTTTCCTTTGGAATCCAGTGATGGTGGCAATCTGGGTTGGCGTATTGCCCTTGAGTAGTTCTTCTACGACCTTATTCATACGGTCAAAATGCTGGGCTAACTCTATTTCGCTCATTACTATATTATACTTTCAGTTGACTAAAATGTCAATTAGAATTAGCTTTGGCAATCTTAAGCAGGATTAAGTATCCTATCATGTCATCAATATCATTATCTCCAGCAAAGCCAGATCCATTCTTAATTCTATTAATCTTATCATCGATACGAATCTTAATCTGCTCTTGGTTATCCGCCTGAGAAAATATACGAATTGGACTGAGTGCTGAATCTCCATATGAGATATTTTTATTAATTAGCATCTCTGCAATTTCAAGGCACTGTCTAATAATCTTTTGTCCTGAAGGGGCATCTGTTGCTATTAACTGTAGATCTGTAATCCAAGCTTGATATCCGCCATCTTTATTTGGGTAGCCCACCATTTTTACCTCTTATTAAATGTTGCAATAAAATGATCGTCAATAGGATTATTGGGATCTTTTGAATACTCTATGGTATCTATTGTAAAATATTTTTCAACAATTGGCAATACCTGTGATGCAGAATGATCAATCCAAGTTCTGCTATGTAGCACCAATCTGTCCGCTATTTGAGACAAATCAGTTAAATATGAATTAAGCTCTGAATCCTCTATATGCTGAAATACAAGGCTTGCTAATACCATATCAAACTTAAAAGACTTTACATACTCCCAGTCAGTTGTGTATGCTATATTGCTTAGCTTGTTATCTTCTGGTACTAAGCCTATCATGCTTGGCAAGTCAAAAGAAATAACCTTGTCGTATGTATCTGATAAGGCTACAGAGTTTCTTCCTACTCCACACCCAAAATCTAATGCTGTTGATCCGTGCCCGAATAAAGATCTTACCTCATCATACACAGGCATATCTCTTAAAGGGCCATGATACCCAGTAAGTATAAGATCTCCAGCTGTTTCTTGATTGGCGTTTAGCCATACGTCTTTGCTCATCTTTTTTTAATCAGTCCAAACTTTTCTAAGTATCTCTGTATAGTCATAGCAGAAACTTTACACTCTTCGGCAATCTCTACAATTGTTTTCTTTTGTACAGAGTACCTTCTAAACAACCAGTCTTTATTTTGATATAACTTCATCGCTCTGTCAGCACCTTGTTAGCATAATGTGCAATACCAAAGCTGTCTGCAACGTCAAAATCCACCACATTTAAATCATACTTCCTATTAAAGTAGTCAGCAGTTCTCTGCTTTCTCATGTTTCTTAATTTATTCTGATACCAGGAATCAGCGTAGCCTGGGTTCTGTGTTCTTATTGCCTGCTTTTCTTCCTTGGTAGGATTCTTATTACCTATATATGCCTGCCAAGAAGAAGGGGATATAGTTATAACTTTAGCACCTGTAGACATTAGTTCTGCAATAACAACTCCATAAACATATGATAGTTTAATTACAGCATCTGCCGACTTAACAAACACTGCACCCTCAACAACAATGTAATCTGACTTCAGTTCTTCTAACATTGAATGCATTTTCTTTTTTGCATCATAAATTTTTTCGTATATGTCTAGACCATTTAGCTCAATCTTGCCCCACTTTAATGGCTTGTCGTCTTCCATCAAGCAGAAAGCAATAGAGTTTGTTGAGGCATCTATACCTAAAACTCTATTTGCTTTTGTCTTTGCAAGACTAGCCAATGTCATCTAACATCCTTTTTACTTTGCCTTTTGTGGTCAAGTCAATATTCTTTTCACATGTAGCGCAGTATTCTGTTTTATTGTATCTACTTAATTGTATCTTACATCTCTTGCATGGACGAACTGCTCCATTTCTAATAGCTTTCTTCTCATAATATTTTTCCATAATTCTACGATTTGTTGCAACTCTGCAGCATTCGTCTGTACAGTATTTTTGATTATGAGTTTTAGGCTCAAAGTCTTTAGCACATTCCTTGTTAGCACAAATCATATCTTAGGCACCACAAATATATCTAGATCTACAGTACCTTCTGGACCGCCCTTTGCGTAACATTCTTTTTTAATTGGGCAATAGGTACAAGGCATCTTTGATTTAGTTGCACCTTCTGGTCTTCTTGGAAGATATCCATTTTGAAAGTTATCCCATACTGATTCTAGCCATCTAAATGTACTCTCAATAATTTCTTTATTGCGTTCATTCATGCTGATTGGGATAACTAATATCTCTTGAGTATTTTTATTTTCATAAAGAAAGAATCCCTCCTTGGCATTCTTTAACTTCATGTAAGTTAAAAGCTGTAGCATATGGTTAGCAGATGGCTTCATTTCAGACTGTCTTGTGTCCCAGACTTCTTGCTTAGCAGTCTTAATTTCACCTATTACAAGTTCTCCATCATACTCCATAATAAGATCTATAAAACCTCTAATGGGTGGATACTCGTTTATAATTTCTTCTTCTTCAGTTTTAAACTGCGGCATTGTAGAAATAAGCTTTTGAAGTCTTTCATGAGCTTGTGTTCCTTGAGCCATGTTAGCCACTGCAACAGCATCATTATCATCAATAAACATAGCACCACTAAAAGCCATATACCAGTATCTTGGGCAATTACCATGCCCATAGCCAAGCGAACTTGGGCTAAATGATTTCTTTGTCATCTCACCATCGGCACGTTTTGTATTTCGGTATGACTCATCAAGTAGCTGAGCAAAAAGCTCAGGATCAAAATACTTTCCTGTATGCTTTTTGAACTTAAGGTTCTTTACAATATCTCTAGCCATTTATGAATTATACCTAACAACATACTTGAGTGCATCTACAAGCTTGTCTATGGACTCCTTTACTGAATAATATACATTCTTCTTATTGTTGTTTACTGTTCCCGCTTTATCTTTGGCAATAGTAGAATAAACTGAAGACATTACTGCAAACTTAGTAGACATTGCCTGAAGTTCCATGATAAGCATTGGAGCCTTTGCAGAAGGTACATCTGGGTTCATTAGCAGCTTTACAACAATAGCCAATGCTTTATCTAGATGTTCATCTTTCATAAACTCATGCAAGTCATTAAACTCAGTAATGTTACTGATTAGTTCTAGCGTGTTTTTGTCTTCTGCCATTTATCTACCTTGTCTATAAACAATCCAAAGGGGTACCCGATTGAAAATCCCAACAATACTCCAAATAAAAAGTATGTCATGCAAAAGCCTTTTGAACAATTGCATACCCAATCCATAAACCTACAATTCCCATGAGCCCAGCAAATACTGGTGGTGCTGGGATAGGAAGCTTGAATATACTAAAAACTCCGCCAACTGCAACTCCAGTAAGTGTTGTATAGATTAATTCCTTCATTAGAAAGGAACCTCTACATCATCCATATGCCAATCTTTAATAGGGCTAAATGACTTTGGGGCATCCTTAGACAAAGACCATGTAGTTACAGCAATAGTATCTGCATTCACATCGTAAGATGTTCTGCTATTGCCTTCTTTATCTTTCCATGTCTCTTCGTAGATCTTACCTACAATAACCACTTCTTGACCCTTCTTAAGGGTAGCAATACTTTGTTCCGCCAAACTCTTCCAGGCCTTCACCGTCCACCATGATGTGTCTTTGTCATCCCATTGATTGGTTGCATCATTCTTTACACGATCATTTGAAACAATACGAAGTCTTACTCCGCCATTATTTAGCTTAACTGGATCCTGTCCTACACTACCAACGATTGTAATTTTTGGATTAGCCATTTTTATTTTCCTCCCAAAATGTGATCAGTTCTTCTAGTACTGACCACTCTATGATTCCAAGACGGACCTTGGAATCCCCTCCGATAATAATTTTAAGGGCAGGGTGCATATCCCTACTTACCTTAAAAGTATCTGTACAGATTTTAGCCCATACATCTTTGTTTAAA